ACGTAATTAAGCGGCATATGAGTCTGACAGCTATTAATATTCTGTTCTAACTTGTTTACTGTGTCAGCTAGTCTGCTCATAAACCAACCGAGCATAGCTATGATAACGCCCACTAGCGTTAGAAAGATGTCTGACAGTTCCATTCATAATTCCTTATGCTTTTAGCTGTGCTTCTAGCACTTCAATTCTTGCGACTGCTTCTTGTAGTGCTGCTACCAATAATGGCGTTAGCTTACTCTGGTCTATGCCTTGATAGTCTGGAACACTACGAGTACCCATAACAGCTTCAGTTACGACAGTATCACCGTCCATTACTGCTGGTGTTACTTCGTATTCCTCGTCCATCATAGCATCTTTAGTGCCGTGAACAGCCTCTGGAACTACTTCTTGTGCTTCGTGAGCAAGGAAACCATCTACTGTTGTTTCTGTATCAGCCTTGAAGTTGAATCTACTTGGCTTTAAGTCTTTGAGTCTATCAATAGAGCCAGTCATTGGTACTACATTTTCTTTTAGTCGGTAGTCTGATGATGTGTTGTATGATGTGGCTGATGTTGTTACTGATATAGAGCCGACAACTGATGCTGACCTTCTAAATAGAAACAAAGAGCCATCACTTGTGTTTCTGTTAAATTGTCCACAAACATTAGCATCACTTGATGCCATAAATTGATGACCACCTGAGTTTACATTTAATGCTAAACCGCCGCCCGTGCTAACCGTTGGTGGTGTGCTGTTAGTAGTGCCAATTAACACGTCACCATCATTCTCAATAGTCATAGCAGTAGTCCAAGTAATCGCTGCATCTGCTGTGCCTGATGCTGCTACATAGAAATTATGTTTACCATTTTCTATTCCATACATTCCAGCAGCCCTAGTGTTTATGTATTCCCATCTTTCGTTTGGAACATCACGATAAACATTTGCCGACATAAGAGCATTTCCAGTAGCAGAAGCACCGCCAAAGGCTGCATCATATCCTACTTGTAAAACATCATAACCACTCTGCCAAGCCTCTGGAACTACACCAATACCAACATTCTCACTAGCATCAATAGTAATAGCTGTACTCGTAGCGTTATCATCAATACCTGTTGAGGTGAAGCCTGCAATAGTACCAGTCATAGTACCACCAGCTAGAGGTAATGCTGTACTCAGTAAGTTGGTTTGTGTAATCTTCTTAGAAACACCACCATCATTAATTAATAATTCTTCAGTTCCTGCTGGGGTTGTCTTTGCTGTTAGTGCTGATACTTTAGTATATGCCATTTAATTGTACTCCGTTACGATGAATGTTGGTATTAATGGTTGAGAAGCTTCTATTACAACATAACTCCCACCTTGTTCTAGTTCTATTTCAAGCCATTGTGATTCAAAAGCCTCATGGTCTCTTTCATATTGGTTTCGCGTGACATACATCATAGCTGTCTTATGCTTCTTCCAAGATGTTCTAGCTACAGTAGGAAACTTACGTATCATAGATACCGTCTTCCCTCGTCTAGCTATTCTATTCTTCTTTGCCATTCAATCTCCTAGGGGTCGTTGCGTCTATGCCATGCTCTAAGTGTAGCAAGTTCATCTCTCATTACTTCAGCTATAGGCTTAAAACTTCTGATTACTTTATCATCCTTTCTAGGTGCTATCTTACCAGTATGTACTTTATAAGTGCTTGATTTAACAAGACTTCTTGAGTCATTAGGCTTCTTACTCATGGCGTGTTTAGGGCTATAAGATGTGCTAGGTGACTTACGCCCTTCCTTAACTGATTTAAGATGTACACCTGAGTATTTAGGAGCTGCTCCCCCACTAGATACTTCTTCTCTTTCTTCTTGTGGATTAATCATATCATCAAGCATAGCCATTAGATTATCAATCTCAGATTCTTCTTCAAGTTCATCAGAGAATTTCAAAGCGTTAGCTTCTCTATATTGAACTTCATCCATCTCTTGGTCATACGCAGCAAACGTCTCAGTTAGCAGGTGTTCCCAAATCTCACGTAGCTTAACCTTGAATCTCTCAAGTTCTAAACTTCCACCTACAGGAGGCTCATCAACTGTACTACTTAATATATCAAACATAGTTTTTACCTCTTGTCTTTAATCTCTTATTCTCTCTCAAGTTCCATCTATGTGTATCTGCTGCAAACGAGTCATACTTCTCTCCGAATTGGAAGTTAGTACAAAACGAATGCTCAAAAGAAGACGGCTTGCCACACTCAGGACACCTCTGCTCATCTTTACGATTAGCGTAAGAGACGATATGGTCTTTAGAGTGACCGTCCTTACAAGTATATTTATATAATGGAATGAGATTCTCCTAGATAATTCAGAATAGCCCTCTCATCTTGACAAGGGCTACGCTTAACTAACTAGCTACTAAGAAGCAGGAACTACAAATGCAATACCTGCATCGTTACGTAATTCACCAGTACCGTAAATAGTATCAGCAGTAAACAAATCACCTAAGTATTCTTGTTTGTACTGAGTCTGCGTACGTACACCAACTTGTTCTGCAAATACGATAGCGTCTCTATGGAATAAACCACCAACTCTATCAGTACCAACTGTAGGACAGTTAGATGATACAAACACATCTACACCGTAGATTTGACCAATCTTACCAGTTGCAATAGCATCGCCGTTACCAATGAACTGTTGCTCAGTGAAACGGTTGATAGCTAATAAGTCATTAGCAGCTACTGGAGGTAGTATTAGTGAACGATTATCCATAGGAACATCAGCATTATCTAGTGCAAGAATCATCTTACGGATACCAGCATCAGTAATGTCAGTAGCGTTAGTTGAGTTACCAGTGTAAGCAGTAGTACCATTACCACCAATTACAGCTGTCTCCCATGCCGCAGCACCTGAACCACCAACTGTACCACCTTGAAGACCTTCAAACAAAGCAAATAAGTCATCATCTACCTGAGTAGCTAGTGCATAACCAGCATCATCAGTATAGAACTTACGCATTGAAGCAAGAGCTTGAACCTCAGCAATATCTTCGATAAGCTTTGAGTATTCGTAGTGCTTATCGATTGAAATGTTTACTACAGAGTTTGTAGCAGCACTTAGCGTAACTTGTGTATTAGCTGCTTTAGCTGAAGCTGAACCACGAGAAGGCGCAGGAATGTGAATAGTATCACCTTTCTTGCCTTTGTGCGACATCTTCGTTACTAGATTAGCTAGTACCAAATTAGATTTATAAGAACCAATAACTTCATCCGACCATAGTTCAGGGATGAAATTATTAGCGACCGAGGCTGTAGTATTATTAGTACCTAATCCCATATTATTTCTCCTTATTGAGTATTATTATTTAACCCGCCCCTCTGCGTATGCTTGCATTATCTCATCTGATAAATCGGCATACTTAGAAGGGTCGGTTCTTTGTAGTGTGATTAAATCACTTCTACGATACATCTTTTTACCACCAACAGAATCACCTGAAGAGCGAGTTTCTGAACTAGTTTGTCGCATAGCCTTCTTTCGTTTCACTTCTTCTGACTTCTTTACTTCTTGTGTCTTACCAATCATTGATATTTGTTTCCAAGTACCTAGTAATTCATTCGCAGCATTGTAGTCATAAGTAGCATCGGCCTTACGGAATAGTTCAGTACGTATTGCACTATCTCCAATCCACTTCTGGAAGTTACTATCACCAACCACATCCATAAAATCAGGATGTACCGACTCTAGTTGTGTCAAGTTAGCCTGTTGGACCGACTTAACATTACCTTCCCGTGCCTTGATAATCTCTGGATGGTTTTCTATCGCTGAATTTACTGCCTTAGCAGGGTCATCGTAGAAAGTATCTTCAAAACTAACAGGTTCTTCCATTGTTTCAGTAGCTTGATTCGCTTGAGATTGGGAGTCCATTAGCTGTTGTATCATTTGCCTCTGTTGTCCAACCTCTTGACCTTGCTTACCAAATGCTTTTTCAACATTCTGGTGCATGGTTATTACATCTTCCAATGATTTGCCAGCATACTTCTCTGGTGGTTCGTATTGAGGTTCCGCTTGTACTTCTTGCTGAACTTCTTGCTCTACCACTGGAGTTTCTGTTACCTGTGCCACACTTTCTGGTGCGCTATCTACTACTATACTCATATCTATCGTCTCCGCCCCGTAGGGTTATGAAGTTATTGTATGATGGGGCTAGTCTCCTAGATTATCCATCGCTATTTTAGTTGCACTTTCTAAGCTAATTATAAATCCTAGTTGTTGCAACTGACCCTTAGCGTGCCAAAGGTCTTTCTCATCGTTCATAGTGTCAACGTCTCGAACACTAGTCTCCATGTTTGTCATCTGGTCCATTAGGTCTCTCCAACCTTCTGTCTCAAATAAATCTAATCTATCTTTTAAGAACTCTTCGTCTGTCTTCATTGATACATTGTTTCAATAGCTGTCTTAGTAACTCTAGCTCTAGCATTAGCCAGATTCAAAGCAGTCTCAGACTTAAGATGTTCCACTTCTGGAATGTTCCTAGCAGTTTCAGAGTTCTTATTATGTATATCAGCCTTAGTTTTCTCTAATCCCATCATCTTCTCTTGTAATTTAAGAGTCTTCTCTTGGTATTTAAGTTCATCAGGTGCTAATTCCTGAGCTTGAGCATACCACTTAGTAGCTTTAGCTCTTTCTTCTTCAGCCATAGCCATAGTCTTCTCAATATCTGCTTGAGCTTGCTGCATCTGTAACTGCATATGTTGCTGTTGCATCTGTTGAGCTTCAGGATTAGGTTGATTACCTTGAGTTAGTGAAGCTACAATCTGGTCTCTATTATGAATAGAAGAGTTCTGCATCATTGATGTAAGAATCACGTTGAAAGCAGGTGAATCTTTAGGAATCGCTTGCAACATCTGTACCATCTGAGTCATCTCCAGCTCTTTAGCCATGATACCCATAGTAGAATATGGAACAAACTTGTAATCAGCTACAGGGTAACGCTCAACATCAAACTGAATCTTACGCCACATTGATTTATTAATCATTGGGATTAAGAAAGTGTTCTG